CTTCATGACGAATCGTACATGGATCAACTAAGTAACCGTCACTGGCGTGGCCTATTGGTCATGAATGAGGTCAATGATGGTAGTTTTGATGAAATGTTCTTAAGCATCGAATACTTGGAGCGTAAATATGGAAGTACAGCCAATGTTGTCAACGAGTGAGTACATAGAGAGAATTATGGCTCAGGAAAAGACTGGAATCAGTGCACCAAAACAGGTCGGAGGTAGCCACTATAGCCATAAAGAAATCCAGCCTTGGGACTATATTGCCTCAAATAACCTTTGCTATTTCACTGGTAACTGTGTAAAATACGTGTCCCGTTGGAGAGACAAGGGAGGCGTGGAGGACTTGCGTAAGGCCATCCATTATCTTGAAAAACTAATTGAAATTGAAGAAGGAAACAAATGACCCCGTATCAGACTTATATCGCTAAATCTCGTTATTCTCGTTTCCTGGATGACAAGAACCGCCGTGAGCACTGGAACGAGACAGCCAATCGTTACATGGACTTCATGACCAAGCACCTGAAGACCAAACACAACTATGAAATCACCCCTGAACTGCGTAAAGAACTGTTTGAGGCTATCAATGGCCTGTCCGTGATGCCCTCCATGCGCTCAATTATGACCTCTGGTGAGGCTCTGGAGCGTCAGAACATTGCTGGTTATAACTGTTCTTATCTCCCTATTGATGATGTCAAAGCCTTCGATGAGGCTATGTATATCCTCTTGTGTGGCACTGGTGTAGGCTTTAGCGTGGAGCAAAAGTATGTCAACAAACTTCCTGAAATTCCTGAAAAGCTGTATGAAAGCAATACTGTGGTTGTCGTTAAAGACTCCAAAGAAGGCTGGGCAAAGAGCTTGCGTCAAATTATTGCCTTGCTATACGCTGGCGAGATCCCGAAGTGGGATGTATCCGCAGTTCGTCCTGCCGGAACACGCCTTAAGACCTTTGGGGGCCGAGCAAGTGGGCCAGAGCCACTCGTCGATCTCTTCAAGTATGTCATTGGGAAGTTCCGGAGTGCTGTGGGCCGTAAGCTGCACACGATTGAGTGTCACGACATTCTGTGTAAAATCGGGGAGGTTGTTGTCGTTGGTGGAGTGCGTCGTAGCGCCATGATCTCCCTGTCTGACCTTAATGATGACCGTATGGCTCACGCTAAGGCAGGCAACTGGTGGGATGGCAATGGTCAACGTGCGTTGGCTAACAATTCAGCCGTGTATGAGGTTAAGCCTGATGTAGGCCAATTCATGCGCGAATGGTCTAATATTTATGAATCACACTCAGGTGAGCGAGGGATCTTTAATCGTTATGCATCCGAACTACAAGCAGAAAAGAACGGTCGTAGGGTTCTTAATAAGGAGTGGGGCACTAACCCTTGCAGTGAGATTATTCTTCGCCCTTATCAATTCTGTAATCTTTCTTCTGTTATCGTTCGCAGCGATGATTCTATGGACGTATTACGTAATAAGGTGCGTCTGGCGACGATTCTGGGGACTTTTCAGTCGACCATGACTAACTTCCCGTACCTGCGTAAGGTGTGGCAGACAAACACTGAGGAAGAGCGTCTCTTGGGTGTGTCTATGACTGGTATCCTGGACAATCCCCTGCTTAACAATGCCTTTGATCCTGAACTACCTAAACGTCTGGAGGAGTTGAAGAATGTTGCAATTGCTACTAACGCTGAATTGGCTGGTACTCTTGGGATCCCTGTCAGTGCTGCTATTACTTGCGTCAAGCCGGAAGGCACTGTGTCTCAGCTTACCGGAACTGCTAGTGGCATCCATCCCCAACATTCTGAGTTTTATATTCGCCGTGTTCGTTCTGATAACAAAGACCCCTTGACTGCTTTCCTTAAAGCTCAAGGATTCCCGTCTGAGCCTTGCGTGATGAAGCCTGATAGCACCACTGTGTTCAGTTTCCCACAAAAGGTAGGTAAGGGTGCTAAGTTGCGTGAAGAACTGTCAGCTACCGAACACTTGGAACTCTGGCTGGCCTTCCAGCGTCACTGGTGTGAGCATAAACCTTCTGTGACCATCTCGGTCAATGAGAATGAGTGGCCTCGCGTTGGTGCATGGACTTGGGAACACTTCGATGAGGTGACTGGTGTGTCGTATCTTCCATACGATGGCGGTACGTACAAGCAGGCTCCCTACGAGGAAATCAACAGCCAGGAATATGAGACAATGTTGGCTCAAATGCCTACAACAATTGATTGGGAAGCCTTCAAGGAAGGTACTGATAATGTTGAAGGTGCTCAGATGCTTAGCTGTACTGCCGGAAACTGTGAAATTGCTTTCTAAGGATTAATATGCTTATTAACTTTGAGTTCAAAGCTGGTCTAGTCTTCGGTATTGAAGCAGACACTATCTACACCGTAGACGAGGTAGATGATGTTCCTGACTTTGATAACGAAGAACCTCATCAGGTGATTTATGTCCACTTAGGAATTATCTCACTCTGTATCATGTTCTAGAAACAATTAAGCCCTCGAAAGAGGGCTTTTTTATTAGCTCAAAAAGAGTGCTCTTTCGTCTATCCTTCGATTTTGCAATCCTTTGAGGATCTTTCCTCCTGCCATGCAGTACTTGAGGAGTTCTTCAGCCGCGCCTTCCTTGTCTCCGCGATTGAGTTTCGTGCGTAGCGTAGAACGCTGAAGTGTGCCAAGGCCGACATTAAAACTAAAAGAGACAAGAGCATCGAACATTCCTTGAGTAAGAGGTACAGTAATAAGTTTAGAAACACCAGCTTCAAAACGAGCAAGGTCAGCTTTGAGAATAGAATCTACTTCAGCCTGGGTGAACACACGGTTGTCAGCAGGTAAGAGTTCAACACTCATACGATCATCTATCTTTAGCTTCCCCTGCTCAGGATACATCACATGGCCTACACCAATGGTCCACAACTTAGCTGGACACCTGTAGGGCTTGTTACGGATACCCTCATGGTGTTGAATCATCTTGATTGCTTTTGCGCTTACATTCATACTTTTACATCCACATGATTCATGGTCTGGTTGTGTCCATCTTTCTGACACTGTTGACCAAGATAAGCCTCACTGATTTGCCTTAGACGATCAAACTTATTCGCTTCCATGTGCTGAGTGGCTCTATGGGCCTGTACCGTTTCTACGGTTTGTCTCTGCATCTCCTGAAGCTTCTTTAGGTTCTGTTGGTGTTTGATCTGAACCTGCTCATGCTGCCGCAGACTAGCTATGTTGGCATAGTTTTGTCTGACAGCAGGATTTATCTTCATTTACCGAATGCACGACCACCAAAGTGGAAAGCAATGATAGAAGCAAACAGAGCCTGGGTGTCGTTATCCCAGAGTTGTTCAGAAAGGTCTTGGAAAGAAGCACCAGAGGTCATGCCGTGGTAAGCCAGAGCAGCGTCAATACCGCAGAGCAGGAAGAAGAAGCCATAAGTAATGACAGGACGCACAGAAGCACGAAGGTTCTTCATCCATTGGCTAGTACCTTCATTCAAGGCAGTATCGTGGGCATAGATGGCCTGCATTTCAGCCTGTTGAGCAGCGATAACGGACTGTTTCTCAGCCGATTTAGTCTCAATCTCTAGTTGCTGAGTATGGATGTTTTCTACACGCTCCTGAGCCTCAAAACCAAGCTTACGCATCTCCATCTCTCGTTGAATCTGCATCTGAGCCAAAGCAAGCTCGTGGTTCTTATCTGACCTATCCTGGAAGAAGTCAAGGATCTTAGGCAGACCGCCCATAAGGAAAGAGATTAGGGTAGACAAAAGTGTAAGCATTATTTCCTCTCAGTTGCTTGTGATAATCTGTATCTCCATTCAGGAGTATCTGCTGTGCCCATTAAGTCAGGGGTATTGTTCCAGAGCCATAGAAGTTGCTCATCTGTGCAGGATGCACCATACTTCTTGAGCCACAACAAGGCAGTCTCATGCCTCTCAGTGGGGTTATGGATTGTCCTGACTAAGTATTCAAACTCGCCTAGATTACAGCCTATGGGTTTGGCTGCTACCAATCCTACGAGCAATAACACCCATATCCATCTCACTTTGCCATCTCTGTTGCAGCAAGGTTAATACGAGTCTTGACCACGCCCAGGTCTGTAGGTTCTTCACCGAAGCCTACGGAAATGTAGCCCTCAAAAGAGCCAATCTCAGGCGGTACAGAGCCTCTACAGATGTATTTAACACCTTGCTTGGACTCCCAGTCAGAGGTTTTACCGTTAACGTCCAGCTTATCGCAATAGACCTCACCGTTCATCATGGCTACCACTGAGGCATTCTTCTGTGGGTCCTTCCCAAAAAGGGTAGAGTTATGCCCATTTAGGGTAGGATCAAGACCTTTAGGGCCAAAAGCCATCAGGGTTGTTCTTCCATTAACCACTAGGGTGACCTTATGGACAACGACTGTGAGGGCTTCTAGATCTTTCTGGAGGCTCTGAGCGATCTGTTCCAGTACCTTGGGTTCCTTCAGTTGAGCCTCGTGCTTAGAGTTAGTGATAGCATTAAGAATCACCACCCTGGAGTCCCACGCAAAAGCACCGATACCGAAGACACTGGCGAGGATAACCACGGTTAAGAGCTTAAACGGATTATCCACCCACTTGATAAGCTCAATCGCTTGAGCAACCATGTTCCCCTGCGTCTTAGTGGCCTTTGGTGCTGCTTTAGGTGCTGTGGGCTTCCTAGGAGCAGCAGGCTTCTTAGCAGGGGCTTTCTTGGCTGCGGGTTTCTTTGCTGGAGTCTTTACTGGAGGCATTACTGAGTCAATCCACGCAAAAGATTAAGCTCTTCTTGTGTTGGTGTTCCTTGCTGTTGAGGTCCAGACATAAGACCACGCATAAGTGCTTGACTTGGAGCAGGAGGACGTACATTACCACTAAGAACATCGCTAACAAGGCCACGAGCAGCATTAGAGCGCAAGAAGCTGTTAAGCTTATCAGACAATAGACCACCACCAGCAACTGCTTGGAGAATAGGCTGACCTGAAGCCAAAGCAGCCACAGTGGACAAGTTACTACGTTCTGGACTCAGTTTACCAAGCATAGACAAAGCAGTATCCAAAGGAGTGCCGCCTGCCACTGCTTTCATGGCTGCAATCTCATCAGAAGAAAACTTATTTGCTTTGTTTTTGTTTGCCAGGATTCCAATAAAACCTTGACGGATAAGTTCAGACTCAGAGGCAGAAGGATTCAATGCTTTAGCTTCAGTAGCTGTAAGCACATTTTCAAGAATAGTTGCACGAGAAAGATTACGCCAATCTTTACGAGCTTCCATCAGCTTTTGAACAGCTTTACCAGCATCTGCGCCAGTGCCCATCATAATGTCTTTAGAGGCAAGGCTAGACAAATAATCATCGATACCAGAGACAACAACGCCAGCAAGACGGCTAGTATTTGGATCACGATCAGTTGAAAGACTGGAAGCCAAAGAACGCATCTGTTCAAGTTTACTGATAGATACTCGCTCAGTGCCTACAATATCTTTAAACTTATTGAGAATAATCTCTACTGGTTTATTGCTAGGGAGTTCTGCAACAAAGCCAGCATCGTCTAGATTCTTTTGGATACTACCAACCATGTTTAGAACACTCTGAGGCTTAATCATAACGCCAGAATCTTCTGCTGCTTTATAAGCACGCTGAGCACGTTGCTTAACTTCTTCCATTGAGACTTTAGGATTCTTCTCTGTTGTCAGTGCACCAGCAGTTCTACCTGCAAGACCAGCAGCAACTGTACTCATACCAAAAGAACCAAGAGAAGCAGCAAGATCACTGCCTGTATAGTCTTTAATGCCCTGGAAGGCCGCAGGAGCCATAGCGCCAGCAGCAGCCGTAGCAGCGGTAGCAGCAGGGGTTGCCATAGCTAGTGCAGGGGCTTTAGCAACCGCCAATGGAGTTTGTGCAGCACCGCCAGCAAGAGCACTTACAGTTCCTGAAAGAACCTTCTCACCTGTTGTCTCAGGTATAGGTAAACCGATTGTGGTTAAACCTTGTTGTTGTTCCTGAGACATATAAGGCATACGACTAGGGGAACCGACAAGGTTAGCGCCTACGTTATACAAACCGCTGAAGAAATCAGCAACTGTGTTTGGAATTGCAGAAGCACCTGTAATAGCAGCACGAGCAGCAAGGCCAGCACCTCGTTGCAGGCTTTCACCAGCCGTGGGAGGCACGACACCAAAGTCTTCAGGTGTAGCTAGTTTGTTCTTAATTGCAATCTCTTGCAACTGAGTCTGAGTAATATCATCAGGAACATTACTAACAATAGTTCCATTAGGAAGTTTTACATCCATGATAATCCTTATCGTTTCAAACTACCAAAGTCTACAGGAGCAACTGCACCTGCATTTGTAGGTGTCTTAGGTGCTATAGGCGCATAATTTTGACTGAAATCAAACTCATTCAGGTTGTTAAACTTATTAGCGTGAGCATTAAGCTTCTTGTAGTAGTTGATCTTACCGACAGCAATCTCTTCCAGTTTATTCAACAGTTCGGTCCGAGCTTGAGGATTTGTTGTCAACTGAGGGATACGTGCTTCCACATACTTACGGTCAGCGTCAGATACCTGAGCACCCAGTTTACCACCCAGGTCTTTCATCACCAAGTCTTTAGCAAACTTATCATAAGCAGTCGAATCTGTCAGTTTTCGAGTTTCATTAGGACTCAACAGATTCACGCTTTCCAAGAAGTTAGCAGTTTCTAGTGCAATGTTGGCTTGAGGACCAGAATACAGTTTACCAGTTGCATTCTTTTCTTTCATTGACTGAATGGTGTTAATCGTGTTCTGAGCATTAACAGCATTTGTCGTAGCATCGTTAATCAATGCAGCTTGCTCTTTACCACGAGCGGAAGCAAAAGCACCTTCTTGAGCCATTGTAATTTTAGTGATAGAAGCTTTTGCAGCGTTTTTAGCTAAATCTTCATTAAAGATGGCTGCATTAATCTTTTTAACTTGGTCTGGAGAATAAGCACCATAAGTAGGTTTATCACCAAAACCAAGTTCAACAGCTTTGGCAGCAAAGTCAGCGGTAGGTTTAGACACTTTATCAAGAGGAACTAAATCACCTGAACCTGCAATAAAAGCAGATACGCTTTCAGGCGTATATTTACCTGTCTCAAGCAGTTTCATTGCTTTAGCATCGTCACCAATATCGTAAGCGGCTTTAGCAGCAGAAGCGAGGCTGGATTTAGCAGAAGCCATCTTTTGCATTTGCTCTGCCATAGAAGTTTGAAGTGTTTTAGCTCGATCAGCCAGGGACATAGCCAACTGAGGGCTAAATGCAGAAGCTTGTTGAGCAGCAGCCATCAACGATGCTGGATCATTAGGATTAACCTGTTTAAGCAGTTCTTGTTGTTGACTAATCACCTGAAGCATAGGGTCTTGAGCACCCAAAGCACCACCAACGCCTTGACCAAGGTTATAGCCAGCAAACTGGAGACCAGCGTTAGCCCGTTGCATAGGGTCAAGCTGAGCCATAGATACAGCATTCTTAAGTGCTTGCTGTTGCTGAGCAGCCTGATACATCTCAGGCGTCATACCGAAAAGACTTTCTGTAGCCATAATTATTCCTTATTAAAACGGAAATTCGCCAGTTTGTTGGGCAAAGAGATCAGCCAAAGCAGCGTTAGCACTCCCAGGTGTAAAGTTAGTTGCAGGAGAAGAACCCAAACCACTAATCCAGCTACTCAGAGGACCGCCAAACAAGCTGTTCACAAGATTACCAGTAGTTGTAGACAACAAGGGGCTTGTAGAACCGCCAGACAAGAGACTTGCATATGGGTTGTAAGTCATAGCATTGTACAAATAGTTCTGACCTGCTTGCTGACCTGCAATACCCAAACGACCTGCATTAGCGCCTGCCGTGGCTGCTTGTTGACCTAAACCTGTACCCAGAGTGAACGGCTGTTGAGCCAAGGACTCTACGCCACCCATCAGACCCAAACCAGAGCCAAGCAAGCCAGTACCAAACTGAGCCTGTTGCTGACCAAATTGCTGGGCTTGAGAAGCCAACAAAGCATTCTGGTTAGCCAAGGAGTTATAGTAAGCTGCCAGTTCAGGGTTAGCAGCAGCTAAATCTCCACCTTGAGCAATTGACAAGCCTTCACGACCACGCTGGAAAGTCTGATTACGGAGGTTAGCCAGTGCTACATCGCGGGAAGGAGCCAGCAAAGCTTGTTGTGAAGACAACCATTGTTGAGCAGCTTCTTGAGGACTTTGAGCAATATATCCTGTACCTAAATTATATACGCTTTCAGCACCTTGTTGCAATCTATTTGATAAAGCTGTAGGAGTATAGCCAGCAGATTCAATTGCACCAGTTTCAGGGTTAATCTGGAAGTTACTCTGACCAAAGCGGCTAGTAATACCCACTGGTCTGAACTGAGAACCAGACACAGCAGAGCCTGTAGCTGCTGCCATACGATCCGCTAGAGCCTGTGCAGCTTCCTTAGATACTTGGCCTTGAATAAGGCTTCCAGCACCTCCCAGAAGACCGCTACCGATTGCAGAAGAAGTTGTATCATTAGCCATTATAGATCCTAACAATTTTTTAAGTAATTGATTTTGAAAAGCATTGGAAGAAGCCGCAGTAGCCCCCGTAACGTCTGTAACACCTGTATTAATCTCATTAAGAGTTTGCCCTAACGGTTGTCCTGTAATAGGATTAGTCACTGGAAGGGGATTGTAATTAAGCCCAGTCTCACCGATAGCTGTACCAGCAGTTCCTGCGGCAGTGCCAAGTAAGCCCTGACCACCACTCATAGTATCTAAATTAGGGGCTGTAGGAAGCTGAAAACCTTCGTTAACTGTGTTACCAAAGAGGTTAGTACCTGTCCCTGGTGTTGCTTGAATACCGACATTAGTGCCAGTATTAGAAGTTAGATCATAGATAGAACTTGTAGGAGCCTGGGTTGCTGCTGTAGTATCAATAACAGGCAACTGAGGCAAAGAAGTTGTAATTGATGGCAGTAGGGACTCTGTAGACAGCGGTGGCAGAGGAGTAGCCACAGGCGTAGCAGGAGTGTATACAGGCGAGGGAACAGCAGTCTCTACAGGCAGGGGAGGCAATTCTGTGCCTGTCACTGAAGGAGTGGGAATAGGTGTCGATACAGCTTCAGAACTAGGAGCCAAAGCACCAGACAATAAACCTGCTACGCCTGCTGAAGTAGCTATTTGCTCAGGTGTACCGCCTTTGTTGGCAGTCAACAGAGCAGCAGCGGCTGCGGGAGGAACACCGTTAGCAATTAAGGCTGCACCTACAGCAGTGTTCAAAATAGGACTCTGAGCTACGGCAGTGCCTACATCGTTTACTACATCAGAGACACTACTTACAGCATTGTTAATAACATCTGAAGCAGTACCAACAACGGCTGAACCAACATTAGAAACAGCATCAGAGACTGCTTGCACAGCACCATGCAGACGAATCTTCCTGTCGCCTACGTGCGTGAAAGCATCTAAAGGTAGCTCAGTGAACCATCCGTATTTCATACTTTAGCCATCCATTGAAATTCAGGTTTATCAGACTTTTCAACCGTTACACCGGAACTCTCCAACATAGCCTTAACTTGAGGATCACTAGATTTACCATAGACAGCTTTGAGAGGCATTTCTTTAATTGTCTTAATAAAATGCTTAACTGCTTTCATAGCAGATACAGGCTTGTCTGCGGTAAATAAATGTAACTCTACTTCATTCTTAGATAAATACTTTAAAAGTAAAATAGAATTTAGATTCTGAAGAATGACTCCTTTTTTATCTTGAATCAATCTAGCAATGTAATTAAGTACAGGCTTATAGTCTACTTTATTGCGTAGACAATCAGAGACAATGATTTCAGAAGGAGTCATTTTAGTTTATTCGGCTTCTTTAGGTTCCAAAGCTTGCTTCAGTAGACCGATAAAGTATTCTTTACCGCCTTGAAGCTGTTGCAGTTGGAAGGTTGTCGAACCAATCTTACGGTCTAAATCAATACAATGATTGAACAATACCAGTTGCTCTTGAGTGAACTCATTAGCATCATATTCAACATTATCAATCGTCACGATCTGGGGCTTTTTGTTTTCCATTTCGTATTTCCTTTCAGTTAGTTAATAATTACCATGGGAGGCCAGATTCTACCACAGGAGCCTTCTGCAAAGCAATATTAGCAGCCAAAGCAGCTTCAGTAGCGGATTTATCCACACCACCAGCCCAGCACCAGCTAAGAACTTCTTGCTCAGTCACGCTGTTATAAGGAATAGCAGGTGTAGCAGGAGCAAAGCTGCAAGTGGAATAAATAGAAGCAGTGTAGTCACCATCAACAGCCGTAGCTTGCCAGTGAGCGGTGGTG